ATGAATTTTCTTCGTTTTCGATAGTGATACAGTTACGAGCTTCTGATGACAGTCGGCCCAATACTTCACGGATACCTTGCGGTCCACGTTTACCACTGATATGTACGTTAATTTTGAAGTCTTGGAAACTTTTTCCGTAGCCCATCCATCTAGCCATGTCCGCATGATATTCAAATTCCTTTATTGAGTTTTCTACAATGTTGTCGTTAGCACTGGCTAACACAGTAAACTGACCAGGATGCATAGACAACCTGGTACCACTACGGCGAGCACTATCACCGATCTTACTAAAGTGTTTTTCGCAGTATGAAATAACATCATTCCGCTTCCAAAAATCCCTATAATTAACATGAGTATAAACGGGAAGTATATCACTTGACAAGCGTACCATACGTAATTGTTCATCTAATTTTCCTACTTTTTCTACAAGTTTACGTGTTGCCTCAATGTTACTTACCATCAAATCCCACAGTTTTTCTTCTGCAACAATTTTATTTTGACGATCAAGCCATGCAATGGTTGTTGTACCAGTTGTATATTTTCTAGCATCATCTTTTAATTTGATACCATTAACTTGTTCTGGAGTATCAATCCATTTACAAGCAAATCCAATTTTTTTGATAGTCATATAATTTTATTTACTTCTTGATTCAATAAGTTTAAGAATATCAGGATCATTTTTTTGATCCTCTCGTGGGGCAAATAAAGCGCGATTTCGTGAATCTACTTCAATTGGTGGATCAGTCAGATAATAAATTGCTAGACTTTTTCTATATACACCCGCTGATGTATTACATACTCTACTAAGTCCGTGCCAACTATTTTGAGTAGTATCAAATACTATAGCACGATTGTACAAGGGTGATACTTCTTTTACTAACTTGTCAGGATTTTCAAATAATCCCAAATGACCACCATATGATTCTTTCCAATCTTTAGTTACATATATAATAATGTTTATCTTACGTTGTAGTTCTAATTTAGGATGTAATGAATAGTCTAAATGTTGATTTAATATACCAGCCGAATCATGTATATGCCAACCACCACCATGTAATCCATAATCGGCATATAACTTAACTCCAACATGTTCGGACAAGAGGTCAATAAATTGTTGACTATTTAGATAACTAAATAATTGATATGTATATTTGGGAAATAAACCCCAATTATGATTTTGTTTTTTGATTTCTACTGGATTATTATAATTGTAGTAATGATCACTATTGAAGTCTAAAAACTCAGATTCAATCTGTTCAATCAAATATTCCGGAAGAAAGTTATCAACAATACAGTGATCAAATGGAATAGCACCCTTAAATTCTGTAAAGGCGTTTTTTAAATTATTGATGTTTACCAAATGTTTCATTAATAATCATTCTCAACTTTTTTCATGATAGATATTTAATTATTAATTGTTCAACTACTAGATAATATCCCCAAAATGGGAAAATTACGGCAAAAAATACTGACCAAAAACCTTTGGCCAAATAAATTCCGCCTAACCAAGCCACAAGTAATATAAGTGATATAAGTGATTTCATGATGAATTGTAACAGATTAATTATTTGTTGTCAACAAAAAAGAAGAACATAAGTTCTTCTTTCGTTATTACGAAAATCGTTGTTGTTGTTGATCAAATCTTCGTTGATCTTCTGCCCATTGATTCTTAAAGTTTTTATTACTACAAAACTTTGAATACTGTTGATAAGCGTAATTTCGCATATTGTAAAGACATGATTCATCAAACTTATATCCAAATTGTACACAAAAATCTTTGAACTTTTCCAAGTCATCAAAAATTTGATTTACACGAGGATTAGATTGAATTTGTACTTTAGCCATGATTGTTTCTCTATTGTTTAAAACTATATGTGGTAGTAAATACCGGTTGATTAAAATTCATGATATTAATTTGAATATCATGTGTGATATAATAACTAGCAACATAATCATAAAGTAAATTGCTAACTACTATTAGATCCAACAAATTAGATTTTAACATAGTTTCATCTATATTGTCAATGACTTTGGACAAATCTAAATTGTCAAGATTGGATAAATCAGTATCATTAGTTACTTGAATACCAACGTTAATTTCATATTCTTTGAAATTAACTGGTAACCAAAATAATCTAATGGCATTGAATGAATTTCTAAGTCTAAGTTCAGCCAATGCGGCTTGATGTTGATGTTGATGTTGATCGCTCATTCAGATTCCTTAACTAATGCCATAACAATTTCCAATTGTTCTTTGGCAGTTTTAACAGATGGATATTTTTCAGCCAATTTTTCTATATACTGATCACGATGCATTTTATGTTTGGCCCAATCAAGTATTGATAAAATTTCTGGAGTAAGTCGAATACTTGTTGATCCGCTACTTGCAGGATTCCAATAACCATTTGCCCAAATATATAAAGTGTTGCTCAGTAATCTTATTTCACCAGGAGATCCAGGAGATAGATCACTCGGTCCAGAACCAACATAAGTTGTATGTTGTCCTTGACCATTGTCAACAATAAGTCCGTTAGAACTGTATATACTATGAATCATAATTTATGGTTGTTGTGCTGGCAACAAATATTCATATTCAACAAGACCACTATCAACAGTGATTTTCATAGCACCAGCATCACCAATATACATCTTCTTATCACCATCAAGACCAAGAATAGCCAATACTTGATTTACTGGCCATGCCCATGTACGTTGTAATGATCCAACAATGTTTTCTTCAAATACAAAATTGGCACTATGTGTACTTACATCACCAAAATATACTTTAAGATTGGTACCATCAGTTTTGGTAGTAAATGTGGTTTGTTCACTATTAGCACCTGATTGTTTCTTGAGACGAAGAATGTTAACAACTTTAGGAACAAATTCTACGTTCCAAGCAGCACCAGCAAACTTAACTGGCTTAACTGTATCTTCAACCACTGACTTGGCCATCAAACGATAGTCATTAATAAAATCCCCAGTACTAGTTTCAAAGTGAATTGCTTCTGGTACATCTTCACCATCACGAGTTTTACGTGTCATGACAATAGTGGCATTTTCGTTATATTCATCAAAGCCAAGAATGGTTTTGAGTTTAGGAAGATTTGGCATACCAAATATACCTTTGAAATCTGATTGTACATTCTTAAACTTTGCACTAACAATAACTGTTCTGTCTTCAGCCATTGCATTAATAATTGTTTCTTTATCAGTTCCAGTAATCTTAATAAGATTAATAAAACCTAATTGACTTGTGTGACTAATAATATCTGTTAGATAATCTTTCATATTTTTCCTCGTATAGTGTAATAATACTGTATTTTGTATTGGTTGTCAAAGTATTTGGACAACTATTCAAATGAGAACAATGTTCCAAATGTTGAATTGATATTGGTATCTTGTCTAATATCCCACTTCAATACACCAATCATGTTTTCAATCTTTTCATCTACTAAACTTCGTTCCATACCTTCATCATCAAATGGAAGTTCTTTGAACCAATCTGGTAATCGTAATTCATCTGTAGGATAAGCCACACTAGTCATGCCAAGTGGATTGTCTCTTAACTGACATACTACAATTTTCATACCATCCACAATTTGTTGTGAATAGTTATCACCATTCATTTTTCGTAAGTAATTCCAATTGATACTGGCATTAACATGTCCTGGTGGACTAACTTTCTTGGCAGTTCTTTTTCCATGACTTTCACCTTCTCTACGTAACATTTCTTCATAATGAGTAATCTTCTTAACACCCATTGGTCTACCTTTAGTCCAACTTTCATTCTTAGATAATTTAAGTTTGAAATCACGAATATCAGAAATGACTTTTTCACGATCAGTACCAAGTAGAACCATTTTTAGAATGTCATACAGAAATTCCTGTACATATTTTGGAGTATCGGCTCGTTTCAAATCCAAACCCATGGCTTTGATCTTACCAGATTCACCATTAACATCTAATCGTTTACCTTCTTTATCATAGATGTTTACGGCATAACGTTTCTTACTCATAAAGATTCCACGATCAGCCACTAATTCACGTCCAGCGGCAATAATAGAACCATTCTTATGTGTAGTATGAAATGATCGTTCCATAAATTCAGGGAAACTGGCATTAACTGCTTCACCAAGATTGTCATAGATTTCTACTGCTACATCCTTGTTCCAGTTCTTACTCATCTCTGGATCTTTTCCAAGAATTGGCCAAGCACTGAAATAACATGAGTCAGTATCACCATAAATGATTGCATCACCGTTATGATCATACACACCAGCAATTGCCTCATTCAAGAATGCACTCATATGTTTGACAATACAGCGTCCACCAAGCGTAGTACTTTGACCTAATCTTAAGTCATAGAAACGACTATGTGGATTTAACAAAGCGCCGTATGCAGAGTTAAGTAGAATCTTTCTGACTAACTGTCGTTTGTCTAAGAACTCTCTATCTGTTTTTGTAGTGGCAGATTTCAATTGTTTTTGAATATCTTTACGTTCACTATACCATTTAGTTAACAGACCAGGAATAACACCTTCTTTCTCATAAGTGAAAATAGTTCCATTAGCTGATAACATCCATGGTTGATTACTATCAAAAATCATTTTCCAGATTTCAGCCGCACTAGCTTCTTCACTACCACCACGTTCCCAATCAATGGTCAATAATGTACCACGTTCTTGATTCATAACGGCAGTATATTCTAATGTACCAAACAATCCGTCCCATGCCTGAGCAAATGTCATAGCCTTGACTTTCTTACGATTTACCACTTTATCAGTCATACGATCAGTGATATACTTGTCTGTCATGTGTGGGCGGATTTGACCAATGATGGTTTCTGGCGCCATGTTAAGAGCACGGATGACTGACGGGTATAGTGAGTTGATATCAACCGCACCGATCCATTCATGGATTCCTTTTTTAGGCACAGCAACATAGGCACCAGCTGCCGTTGGTTCGTCTGATAAATCATTACCTCTCCTTACTTTGTCAGGAACTATAAGACCACGAGAATGTGCTTCATTGACCACAGCTTGATCAATCATGGCCACGGATCCCATGGCAGTTGCTATCAATACGCCATTTTGATGAGCAATATCGTTAGCGAGATTTAAGAATTTTAATTTGTCATGAATTTTAAACAACAACATTGTATCTTGACGATTGTATTCCAAAAACTTACGCCAATCTTTGTTGTATAATTGATCCAATGAACCTTCATATTGAGTTTTGTTTTCACCAACTTCCATTTCACCAATATAATCAAGTTTATAACTATGACGGCTTTCATAGTTATATTTCTTATATAGTTCAAGATAATCCATATGAACACGACCAAACAAGTCATATGTTTCTTGTTCTTGATCAAACATAACGTATGTTCTTGGTTTTGGTAATTGATTCCATAAACAGAATCTACGAGTATCATCTTTACTCATAACTCTAGTAACACGATTAACCATATATGGTATATCATACCCAGCTGAGTTCCAACCAGTTAATACATCCGAATCTTCTATTAGATCAAAGAACATATTAAACATATCAATTTCATTATCAAATACAAAAGTATTTTCAAAGTCTTTTGATATATCTTTGGCCATTTCTGGACTCATATGTTTTGGTGGAATACATAATGTGATTAATTGATCACACCAATCTAGATACAATGAAATTGCCGTAACTGGATTGAATGGATCATTGGTTGGGGCAAACCCTTTTTTCGGATCAAAATCCGTTTCAATGTCAAAGAAACATGTATGAAGTGGTGGACTATCTTTACCAAGATAGTTATCAGATAACATACGAAAGATAGGATTGATATCACTTTCAAAGATTTTCTTACCACTATGCATCTTAAGTTCTTTTTGGAACTCACTACGTTTACGTGTGCTAAATCTTGTTACTGTATCATCATATACAGTACGATATTTGCCTTTTGGATCTGAATAATAGAAAGTATAATTGGTTGGATATTGATCATAACGGCGATTGCCATTAGTATCACGTTCTACAACATGAATAATATCCTTGTCTCTATCTAATATAGCATCTACATATGACATAGATTACAGTGTTTTCCCAACGGTGACTAGAATGTTTTCTAGTAATTCCTGTTCCTTTTGAGTTTTACCAAATTCCATTTTATGTGCGGTTCTGATTGCCTTTTTAAGAACAGTTGATTTGATATTCATTTCTTCAGCTACTGCCTTGATAGTATCTGATAAACCACTGTTGAGTGTTTCAACTTCATTCATTATCTGCATCCCTTCGTTGATCAACTGAGTGAGTTTATGTTTTTGATCATTTGAGAAAATGGTTGTATCGTGCTCTTGATTGTCTTGTGTGTCTGACATTGTAACTCCTTTTAGATATCTACTTATTATACAGGAGTTACGCTATATGTCAATACATTTTGGAAGATTTACTGATGCATGATCCAAGTATCTGGGATTTCTTTATATTTGGCGGTCCACATATCATGTAGTTTTTGTCCACTGATACTATGTGCTTTGGATATACTAGTCATCATACCATCAATGATATCATATACGGCATCTTTATCATCTTTGACTGATTGTATTTTTTTCTTTTGAGCCAACAATGCCGCTTTTAATTGTGGTACGGCTTGATCATCTTTACTATGATCCATATTCTCATTGATCTCTTGATCGTTCTCTTGATCCAAATCTATACATTTAATAGATACATTATTTAAAGCTGCCGCTAATGCTCTATGATTACCATCTATAATTCTATTGTTTGCTACTACTATAATTGAATCAGATAAGTT